ATCTTCTGTTTCAATAACACCAAGCCGTTTGCCGTTAGCAAATATGTTGTCATATTCGGCATCTGTTAGTGTCTTTGCTGGATGGGTGTAGAGTGGAATTTCAAAGCCATTACCTTGTTCGTATTCCAATCTGCCAAGTCTATTCATCCACGCTACTGGTTCAATCATTTAGTTAACCTTTCCAAATTACGGTTACTGGCTTCCTGGGTTCTCCACGCTTCGAAACGTAGCTTTGCGGCTTCTAAACGGTATTTCCACATTTCTGTTTTATACGTTGCCGCACCAATGGCTTTGCATAAGTCTTGATACTCTTGGCTGGCATACGCTTCACGTTCTTGGGCACCTAATGATTGTTCATTAGACTTTTTCATCATTATTGAACGTAATGAATGGCGATAGGCTTCCAACTCTGCCAACTCACCCTTGGCTTTAGCGTATTCAGGGGCAAATTCGTATAGATAATCTACACAATCATTAGGATCAACTACCCGTGTTTCAGCTTTCATTTTTCTATCCATATGTAAAAGATTACGGCCGCAATAAATACCCAACAAGCCAAGCCAGTTAAAGCCAACAACGTTATTAATAAATTAATCATCGCCAATCCCCCCAAGTTCCACGGTTACCTTTTTTCCATTGGTCATAAAAGTCACCAGCAATACGCTGGCGGCGTTTTTCAAAATTTGGGTTTGCAAAATATCCCCGAAACATAACCAATCCCATTTTTTCTCGGTATTTAAGCAACTGTCTGATTTCACATTCATACCTGAACCTTTCCGATGTGTTGGCTGATTCGTTGACGGTATTGGCCCATTGATTCGCCGGCATAAGCTTGAAGTTTTAGTTCCTGGCCTTTAGCCAAAGTAAGTTCATCATTACTATACCAGGGTAGTGAAGGTCGCTTTACTTCTTTTGGTGTCATATCTAGTTCATCTTCAAACCGGCCCTGGTTAAGCCAGGTACTAGGATGAGGAATAAAGTCCATTTCAGTACCCTTTAGTTTCCAGTACGCAACGTGTTGTTCTATGGCTTCTACGGCCTGGTCTTGTTCGTCTTTAGTAAGACGGTTAAACGCCCCCAGGGCGGCACGTTTAGCCACTTTCCTAGGGTAATGTTTCCAAAAATTATCAAACATGGGCTAATTGAAATTTTTTAACACAATTTTTGCATACTGCATGATTTGCAATTGCACCAAAATTGTATTTAGCGTTGTTATCAGCATCTAATTTAGCCATTACATAATCTGATAATTTAATTTTTGAATTGCATAATGCAATGCCATTGTTGGAATGATGCAAAGTAGGTCTATTCCATTGATTTTGATATAAATTTGTCATGTTAAGCCACCACTTTGTGGTCAACGCCACATAACTTATACAAAGTATTAATTTGCAAAACTAAATTTTCTATTGTTTTTTTGTTGGTGCCACGATGGTAAGCACCACAAGTTTTTGCAAGGCCTAATTTTCTTAACAATGAATCAATTACTGTTTGCATTGCTTGGGCTTCTTGTTGGTTCATTTTTATTTCCTTTTTGTTTTCACGGCACCGTTGCCGTATTGATAATTTACTAAAGTTTTCTTTAGTTGTGAAGCTTTTTTTGCAATATTAGGGTTTTCCTTACAAATATTTTTATATTGTTGCTTTTTTGCACATAGGTTCCCCAAGGGTGATAAGCACCACATCCATTCAAGAAGGTATTGCTTTACTTGAACTAATGCTACCTAGGTTAATGTTCAATCGTTAGAAGGGTTGTCTATCACCGTTGTCCCTTAAAACTTGTATGGTCCCCATTTAAGGCCATGCGGCGCATACCGGGTGAAGGGTAGGCCAATCTATTCTTTCCAGCCGGCGATTTAACCGCATTTCTATCGGGGGAAGTCCGATTGCGAATAGAAACAAAAAAACCCCTTAAAAGGTAGATTGTGTGGAAACTAAACTAATTAAATGGTTCAAGTGCATTTAATTAATTCAGGACAATCTACCCATCAAGGGGTTCTAACTTTAGCGGTTTCCACATCGCAATAAGTTAACTATATCATAAAAACTAAACTGTGCTAAACTCCGGCCAAATAATTTTCCAGCAATTAGGAAAAAGGTCTTTTCTGGTAACTAGGCCGTGGCTTTCACGTTCAATTGTTGCGGCTATTAGCATCAATGGGGCGGCTGGTATTGCATTGTTGTTGCGCCATTGACACACCGCTTGAACCGTTACGCCACATAGCTTTGCTACCTTTGCTGGCCGGCCCAACATATCAATTAGTTGTGCATCTGTCATTTATTTTCCTTTTTTACTAAATATTTCTTTACAACAACTCAATCTTACTTTACATTCTTAATTACGGCAATGTTGCCGTGATAAAAAAGGAGTAGCGAACATGGTTGATGAATTAAGCCAGTTGATGTTGGAACATGAAGAAATGCTTGAAAAGGCGTTAGATGACATGGAATTTAGTAACGAGTATTTAACCCAAGCGCAAGTTGACTGCATACGTCAAGCTTGTGGAAAACCACGTAATAGTCACGTTAACCCATTGTTACGTGATGTGATAAATGACTTTGCCAATGTTTTTGGAAGTGATTTCAAAAAATTTGATGAAGATACTAAAAAAATGTTTGGAAAGTGAAAAAAATGATAATTGCAAAACAAACCAGTTCAGGTAGTGACTTCAAACTACCACCAGCCGGAAGTTTCTTGGCTCGCCTTTATAGAATTATTGATATTGGCACCCAAACCACCGAATGGATGGGTAAGAAAAAAATGCAACGTAAGATCATTGCCATGTTTGAATTGCATGGTGAAGATAACGATGGCCAGCCGCTTCAAACCGCTGAAGGCAAACCCTTAATCGTATCTAAACGTTACACGCTATCCCTAGACGAAAAAGCCACGCTACGTAAAGATTTAGAAGCCTGGCGTGGAAAAGCATTTACCCAAGAAGAACTAGATGGTTTTAACCTAGAAGTTTTGCTGGGCAAGTGTTGCATGGTTTCTGTTACCCATTCCACATACGATGGTAAAGAATACGCAAACATTGCCGGCATTAGCCAGGTTCCAGCCGCACTTAAAAAGCTTGGCGAACCAGTTGGCGTAAATGAATTGTTGATTTTTACCCTTGATCCATTTGATCAAGATAAATTTAATAAGTTGTCAGAAGGTATGCAAAGCGTTATTAAAAAGTCTGCTGAATACCGAAATACATTTGAACCAAATTCGCCACCGGTCAGTTCTGCACCGTCAGAATTGATGGATGACGATATACCTTTTTAGGGGGCAATATGAAACCAATGGTTAAGTTTATTGTTTGTGATCATTACACCTTGAAAACCCATCAAGATATAGGCCACGATGAAGAAACTGAAATCATTGGTTTCAGTATGCAAGACCTATCTAGGTTTACTAGGGCTTTAATTACTGAAGCCGCTTGTATGGTCCGTGACCCAATAGATAGAACAAAAATCCTTACAACATTAGGTGATTAAATGAAATGTATTGACTGTAAATGGTATGTTGGTCAAGTTAACGATACATACGGTGTATGTAAACGTTATCCACAAACTGCAAACAAAAGCCAACAAGATTGGTGTGGCGAATATGCCAGCAAAATTGTTGTAATTACACCGGTTCAAAAAGAACCAAAAATTGAATTTAAAGTTAATTTTGTTGAAGAATCTGATTACGACATTACAACGGATGAATTTAAACCAAAACGTGGAAGAAAACCAAAAGCATGATAATTAAAGAACGTCAATCGGAAAGTGGGCATTGGTATGATCGTGAAGGAAATCCAGCGTATAGTGTCAAATCAAAAACCGGGAACCTACGGCCAACAACGTTACGGGATGCTAGAACACTTAATCTTTGCCCAAGCGTTACAACAATCATTGGAGTTGCGGCAAAGCCAGGCCTTGATACATGGAAACAACAACAAGTCCTATTAAGTGCTTTAACCCTTCCTAGGGAAACTGGGGAACCGGAACAATCCTGGCTTGAACGTGTCATGATGGATTCCAAACAAACTGGCCGGGTGGCCGCTGACCGTGGTACCGCCATTCATGCCATCATTCAATCGTTTTTTGAAGGTAACTTAATACCTGAAGCTATGCCAATGTGCCGGCCAGTTGAAGAAGCCATTAAAACGCATTTTGGGGAACTTTTGCTATTGCCGGAACTATCCTTTGCCCATCCCTTGGGATACGGCGGTAAGGCCGATTTAGTGGCTAAAGCAAGGCATCCATTTGACGGCGTAGTTATTGATATTAAAACCAAGGAAACAGAAGATATTTCTAAAGCTGAAATTTATTCAGAACACAAAATGCAATTAGCCGCTTACCGCCGTGGTTTTAATATGAATGTGGCCCGTTGTGCCAATGTATTTGTTGGTTACAAAATGGTTAACGGCAATCCATCATTTACTGGGGTAAAGGTTGTAGAACACGATACCGATGACATAGACACTCATTGGTTAATGTTTACCAAGTTGCTAGAGTTTTGGCAATTAAAAAACAAACATATGTAACAAAAAGGCGGTTAATTAGCCATTGAAGGATGCAATAATTTGGGAATTTTGCTAATTTCTGCCCAATTTGAAATAATTTGCCAAATTCACGCCTTTTTGTTGTTTTTTTGTAAAATAGTTCTTGCGTAGTGAAGTTTTCTTTAGTAAATTACTTATATCGCAACGTTGCGGTGATAGATAAAAGGAAAAAACATGAAAGCAATGGACATTCAATTAAATCAAGTTGACCAATTAGGTATGTTATTGGCACAAATCGCTGACTTGGAAAAACAAGCAGAAGTTATTAAAAACCAGCTTAAACAAACAGAAGGCCATACAGAAGGCAATTTGTTTAAAGCTTGCGTTACCCTTTCCCAACGTGCAACAGTTGATAACAAAGCCGTATTTGCTGAAGCAAACGTGCCAGCAGAATTAATTGCTAAACACACAAAAACAACTGCCGTTATTACTTTGAAAGTTACATCCAAATAAGTTTTTGACAAGTCGCTGACACTATTCAGCTTTATGGCCCGTAGGGATTTCAAACTAAAAAGACTGCGGCTTGTCACCCAATTAAGGAAAAAAATGAAAGACATTATTTTAGGTGGGTTGCTTGGGGCAGTAATTGCCATTATTGTTATCTTAACTTATGGATTTAGGATAGGGGTATATCACTTATGAAGCATATTCTTACTGACGATGAATCTAGGTCAATTATTACTGGTTACAAAATTGGCAAAGAATTTGAACACGTATTTAATTTGCTTGCAATAAATCAAGATAACATTGGAATTTATGTAACAACAGATAGATTCGGTGAAGCAAAAATTGCAATTACATATAGTGGAAAAT